TGAGAAGTTCGCAACGAACTTACGCTCAGGACCGTAAGAGAGCCAGCCGTTAGAGTCATTGAGATTTTCTTTTGAGAACTGAGTCATGTGAGTAGCTCCGTTTGTGTGTTTCTGTCTATGATTCAATCTATCAAAACGAACAAACGAAGTCAACCGAAATCATGCCTTGTTACCTCAATAATTTGCGATGCACATTTTCCACCAAACCCAAATGAGTTATTAAGAGTGCGTAATGTAGGCTTATCTTCGAAAGGCGTGTTAGTACGTACTAAACAGTTATGCGTATCCATCGATGCATTATTTAGGTTTTGTATATGAGGAATTATACCAGCAGTCATCGACTCGATAGCATAGATCGTTTCAACCATGCCAGAACCTGCTAGAGCATGACCTATCTTAGATTTTGGTGCATAGATAGGAATATTTCCGAAATAGTCAGTTATCGAAGCGTATTCAATAATGTCTCCTGTCGGGGTACTAGTAGCATGAGCAGATACGGCATCGATTGTAACGTTACTTGTTGTTGCTTTGGATAGTGCTAACCGTGATCCGCGACCATCTGCGGCAGGAGACGTTTGGTCATATGCGTCACTAGCGAGTCCTGCAGGATACAATGTAGCATAAACTTTTGAACCATACTTTTCAACGCTCTTAGCTGATGCAAGAATCAATACCCCCGCGCCTGACCCCATAACGAAACCCTCTCGGTCATCGTCAAATGGTTTGCTATTGTTTCCCAATGCGCCGCCTGAAGAAAAACTTTTCATTGCAACACGAAAGGTTCCTGCGTCACCACTACCGCATACTACATAGTCATATTCGTCTAATAGACGCATTGCATAATCAATCGATAATATACCTGTTGCACAGGAACCAAGTACCGCTGCACTTACTCCCATAAACTTCCAATAGCTGCTAATATGATCAGCCGTCATATCAGGAATACGATTGATTACAGTGCGAGGGTTTATCCTTTTGTTCGCAATCAGTTTGGGAAAAAACTCTTCTAATGCTTCATCGATGACCGTAGTTGTACTATAGATAACTGCAACATTACTACTATGAGGAAGATTTGCCATTTCCAATGCTTGCATTGCAGAATGCATAGCAAGTTTTTGGGACAAGTTAACTCCCTTATTACTCCAGCCTTCTGGAAGTACTAACGTGGATTCATCTACTTGATAACCTCGATAAACTTTGAGATTTTCTTCAAGCATTGACGGGATGTCGGAAGAATAATCATTATCATCTAACATTCGTTGAAAACAATCTTTTGGATTGTTCCCCAACGAATCAATCATTCCATAGCCGACTACGTATGCATTATTCATTATGTGTTCATCCGATTGTAATATCTTCCATACCAGCTGTTCTAAGTCTGACAATATGTCCTAGCATGAAGTTCTTACTATCTAGTCCCTTCATGACGCCTAAGAACTTATTTCGTATCAATGCGACTTCATTGATCAAAACTTCAAAGTCAACCACTTCATCTTCGCCGTCTACGTATTTTTCGGCATCACGGCTTGATAGTTGACGATTGTATTTCTCTAAATATTTCTGAAAGTGCTTCCTGCGAATCTTTCGTAGTTGTATGTTAAGAAAGTTGAGTACCGCTTCAATCTCTTGTAGTTGATTGAAACGATACTCAGCTATTCCTGGAAGGGCAGCAATGTTCTTTTCAACATTGCCATATACCTTGACATCGCCCTTTGCTGACTGTATCTCACCTTCATAGTGTGAGATAAAATCAGGGAGTACACTTAAATCTTGTGAGACTCTACTGTACCACGCCATCAGTACGTGTCGTCAAAGTCTTCGTCATCAAAGTATAGTTCGTCTTCATCTTCATATTCATATGGATCATGCTTGACTTCGACAAGACCATCTTCTGGCGTTTCCAAATAGTAATCTAGTGCTTTCTTAATGTTTGTATCATTACGAAATACCTGCTTAATTTCAGCCGGAGAGTAGTCTTCCTCAACTAGATAGTTGACTAATATCTCTGCGGCACCACTTGTGTCACCTGCTTCAATGCTAACCTTGAGAAGTTTCCAGATTTCATTAACCAGTGCTAGACTCATTCTGCTGAATCCTCTTCTTCGACCATGATAGGAGCGATCTTGGCTGACTTCTGTTCAAACTCTGTCATAACAGTGTCCAAACAGCTATCGTCATTACGCTCCCAGCCTTTACGAAACTTCTTGATGATTGTACCATCGAGACGAGTGTAAACAAGTGAGTTACCTTCCTTAGCCAGCATGCCAGCCTTTTCAATCAAGTCAACCAGACCTGAATAGGGACTCATGCCAGTCTCATATGGAATCTTAACTTGAACTGATTCAAAAGGCTTTGCATATCGCGTCTTCATGATCTTACATGCAGAACGAATGCCTTTGACTTCCGAAATCTTATTGCCGTCTTCGTCTTCCTTAAGCTTTAGCTTCTTCATCGCAACTACGATACTTGATGCGTAGACAAAGCCTTGACCACCTGAAATCTTGTCGTCTGGGTCAAACATATCTTGTGAAGCATAAGTGTGATTAGTAGCAACCAATCCAACGTTATGATTACCGAACATGTTTACGCAGTTGCGAACAAGTGCTGTCAATGCCTTAGGCTTGCGACCCATGTCACCCTTCATGTCGCCCGCTTCAAACTGATTTACGTCAGTTGGAGTGAGCAACATACCAAGACTGTCAATAACGAACAGAACTTTAGGCTTTTCGGGGCCGTCTGGGATAGTCTTATAACCCTTCATGAACTCGTGAATAGTCCTAGCAACGTCATCGATCATTGCCATGTTAAGCTTTAGTAGCTTGTCTTCGCTAGTGTCAACACCAAGTGCATGTAGCCATGCCTCGTCAAGTGCGTTTTCGCTGTCAACGAGTACGACATAAATGCCTTGCTCTTGAGCGTGTCGTACTAGATTTCCTGAGCAAATGAATGACTTGCCTGATCCAGACTCTCCGGCAAAGACAGTAACTTTACCAAGAGGTACGCCTTTATTAAAGTCACCGCTAATGAGATAATTAAGTGCATGGTTGCCTGTGCTAATCCAATCTGTTGGGTCGTTAAACCCGATACTTAGGCCATCAATAGCCTTAGTAATATCCTTCCGAAATTTTGATACGTCGAACGGTTTTGCCAATTTTATTTCCTATCTTGCTATGTGTTTTACTTTATCATTAAATGATGTTTTTTCAAGTAGTTCGGGACTATTGGTAGAAATCTCGTCTAAGTCATTCTCATTGGGAAAATGTCTTAGAATGCTTCTAGCACGATCTCGCACAATACTTGGTACCCTCGGAGTCTTGCCTGGATCGCAAAGCTCCTCAAGAAGTTTCTTTCCCTGCTTAATAGCACGGTATCTTTCATCTGATGTTGTCATTGTGATATCCTTAACTGCCGGGGAAGTTTCCTCCCCCGACTTTGTTAGGCTAGTTACTTAGGCTGTCTTGCACGGATCATTGCGAGAATGTCCTGTGCCTTATCGCTTGAAGTTGTAGTAGGAACCACGATTGGTTGATCTGTTTCAAACGGAACATCATCCGGATCTGATGAATAAGTCACTGTAGTAGGAGCTGTAACAGGGGCTCTGGTTTCAGCAGTAGCCGTTTGTTTATCTGTTGCAGTACCTGCTGGTGCATCAACACCGTAAGGACGATAGTATGCACCCCACTTATCGGTGTCATATGGACGACCGTCAACTGAAGCGTCAAACATCTCTTTGATGATGCGAAGTTCTGCTTCACTTGGCTTCTTTGGCAAGAAGTCAGCAAGATTGTACAGACCATGTGCCTCAATAGCGGCCATTTCAGCCTCAGTCAAAGAAGTTTCCTTACGTGCCCAACTGGATGTAGTGTACTCTGCATAACCTCCCTTACCAGAAGTCTTACGGACGTTGAAGTCAAGACCTTTCGTGTAGTCAGTTGGCAACTCTTCCATCTCAGGATCCATAAGTGATGCCTTGATGATCGTTTGAATCTGCGAGGTAACGACAAAGCGACGAATAGGATTCGCTGGGGTCTTGTCATCGCCAATTGGGTTTTGCCGAACAAAGCCCTGATAGATATAAGAACGCTTCTTCCAATACTTGTTAGCCATATCCTTAAGCGAATCATCCTTATACCAAGGGCGAACTTCTGCGAGAATCGGGCAGTTATCGCCGTACATCTCTACGCATGGCACCTGAATAGTGACTTGCTTGCTGTCGGCGTCGCCCTTAATGCCGTTGAATGGGAGCTTGATTACTTGACGTTCAATCCAAAAGAATGTGTTGTTTGGATCAGCATCTGGAAGAAATCGAACAGTGGCAGTAGTGCCTTCATCGATATTCCAGTGAGGATAGATTGCGTTATCTGATTGTGTATTTGAGCCTTTGTTTTGGCCCTTATTTTCTGCTGCTGCAATGCGAGCGCGGATTTCTGCTAAACTTGCCATTTTGTTTTTCTCCTGTTAAAATGTGCTTTATTTTGAGCTTTAGTGTGAGATTTATGTTTTGCTGTCGGAGACAACTAACACAGTGTTCAATATACAAGATATCAAACACTGTGTCAATATATTTATACCAGTAATGGGTAAGTAATATAATACTTTATTGCGTTATCTTTTAAAACGGGCAATGTCCATTATTCTTGCCAATTCTTCGTTGTACTCAGTACTTTCGTTGGCACCAACTAGTTTACCAATGTTATTGTTCTGGACTTTTTCTGTAGGACCAAGTTGACCTACACGATTTTGGTTAGCATCAAGCCCTTCATCTAAGTGATCATATTCACCTGCTTCAAGATCACGAATCACATTGTTTACCCAATGACTGATATCACTTGAACCAATCTCTTCTAGATCAATGCCATCATAGAGACCGGCTTGATCTTCAATGGCTGCCATGATCTTGACAGGCCCATATTTACCAACGATACCGCTTTGCTGACGAAGAATTCGATGACGAATAGCGTCTGCAACTGCTTGACTAGTGCCTTCAGCGACGTATTCTTCTGCTACGGCTTGTGAAGCCATGCTGATGAAGTTTTCATCCATTTCTTCAGTATCTTCTCCTAAACCGATGCCAGCTAAACCGACTACTCCCTTAAGAGCGTTACCCCAGGTGTCAGCGTCTACACCGAGTCCTGAATCGTTTGGTTTTTCGGCGGCTGTCTTAGCTTTTGTT